AACAGGGCATAGCGTCCATACCCCGACAGACCGTGATCGGCGATCAGCCGCACGATGCTGGCCTACATTCCGCCCGCGGAAGCCATGCTTTTGAAACGGACCGGCGGATCGGGGCTCCCGAGCCACGGCGGCGTCCCTGAGTTTGGCTTCTGGTCAGAAACCTTTGGAGGCGGCAATTCTTTCGATCAAAGTATGCAAAATACCTTTGGGGGTAATGACGGCGGAAGTTTTGTAGATGGAACGGACTCGCGATTTCCAAGTGGCGTAGATACAGGTGGGTACAACACACCTCAAGAACTGCGTAGACAGGCTGTTGTGGAAGAAGAAAACAGACGCGCCGCAAACCCCGCCCTGTACAAAGAAGACGACAAGCCGCAACCCGTTCAATTCGCGCAACCCATGTACCAAGCGCCAGCGCCCGCGCCTATCGCGCCGCCGACCTTGGACCCTATTAGTTCTGGTCAGCCTACAGTGCCCCCGTTAAATGACCAAACCGCGACGAACGTAACAAACCCTTCTGACGTTATAGCGCGTCCGCCTGCCATGCCCATTGGACAGCGGCCCGCGAACAAAGCCTACACGTTCCAAGAACTGTTGGGCATGTACCAGAACCCTTACGCGTAGGAGAGTGTAAATGAGCTATCCACCTTTTAACCCGCAAGGTATTGGAACCCTGAACGAGACAGCGAGAAACATGTTCCGCGGACCGCGGGGCATTGGCGCTTATCAGCAGCTTGCCAGCGGCGGTGAAGCAATGGGGCCACCCCCGACACGCGGACCGGACCCGCAGGGCATTGGCGCTTATAAACAGTTCGCGGACGGCGGACCTGTTTATATGCAGGAGGGTGGTGAAGTAATTACGCCTGACGATATTGCCGGAATGCGTGAAAAAATAATGAACGACTACGGGTTTGACCCTGAAGATGTGGCGGTGCAGGAAGGTGTGTCACCGGAACTTTTCTTGCGACTTTTGTTTAAAGAAAACAGAGGCAGACAAGGACCTAAAAGCCCTAAAGGAGCCATTGGTTTGGCGCAGTTAATGCCCGGAACAGCTAAAGAGCTTGGTGTAGACCCTAATGTGCCTTACGAAAATGCAGTTGGTGGTGCCCGTTATCTTAAACAAAAAATCGAAGAGTTTGACGGAGACGTTTTGTTAGGTTTAGCCGCTTACAACGCGGGAGCCGGAAACGTTAGGAAATATGAGGGTGTACCCCCGTTTGCAGAGACACAGGATTATGTTGCTGTTATCTTAGGCGAAGGGTACAGCGGTGGACCGTCCATCTCAGAAACAATTCGAAAAGAGCAAGGGTTTGCGCCTTCCATGTCTTACGAAGGGCAGGAGAAGGATGTTAGAGAAGAACAGGGGTTAGTTCCAATTAGTATGGCAAGCCGCGGAACAGACGAAGGTGTTGGTTCGCTTATGAGTCAAGAATCCTCGGCACCAGAAAAATCTCTACGTCCGGTTTTAAGGCCCACTGCGCCTGCTACATCCCTGCGTCCGGTTTTAAGGCCCAAAGAATCCTCGGCACCAGAAAAATCTCTACGTCCGGTGCTTCGTGGTCAAGACCAAACCTTGCGCGAAAAATACGCGCCGGAAAACTTTGAAAGAGAACTTTTAAGTCCCGACGCGTTTCAATTCTTTAACGGTCTTGGGGTAATGGAGCGCGAAGGTAAGAAACAGGGTATTGAAACCCTAGACCCCCGCGGTATTCGACGCATAAACAACTTTGCAATGGAACGGTCTACAATGACCTAACTCAACCACCCCTTAACTTCTTCCCCCAGTACCTTGCCCGCGAGACTTACCTTGGACCGCAAAGCGTCCAGAACTTTCTCGTCTATAGTATCAGGAGAAACGAGGTCAATGTACGTCACCGCTTTAGTTTGACCAATCCGGTGGGCCCTGTCCTCACTCTGTAAGCGTATCTCCAGATCGTAGCTGTTGCTGTAGTAGATCACAGTGTTAGCCGCCGTCAGAGTAATGCCGTAGCCGCCCGTCTTGGGCTGTCCCACAAAGAACCGCAGCGGGCTGTCGGGGTCTTGGAACTCCTCAACAATCTCCTGTCTGCGGTCCTGCGGCGTCTCACCGTAATAAGTTGCGACCGAATCGGGCCCGAAACGGTCGCGCAGGGCATGTGCTATCCGTTGGAGGTCGTTAGTGTACGTCGCCCAAATGATAGCCTTCCCCGAAAGCTCGTCTGTTATATCCATTAACTCTGGCAGACGGTTGTTCTTTAGTTCCTGTAAATCCCCCACGTCAGGCTGAAACGATCCGCAGCATATCTGTTGGAGCCGCATGATCTGTGTCAGAACACTGGTTGTCGTGGCAATGTTGTCATCGTTAAGATGCGCCAAAGCCAATGACTTCATCTGATCGTACACCCTGCTCTGCTCCGTGGTCAACGGAACGCGGCGCTTTATGTACAGTTTCTCAGGTAAATCCAAACAATCCTCTTTTAACGTGCGGGTGCTGAAGCTCAACAGGCGTTCATTTAATTCGTCCAACCTACGGTATCCCGTTATTTCCTGAAACGTGCGGAACCCCATGACGCGGCGCTGAGTAACAGCATAGCGGCTTTGGAACGCAAAATAACTGGCAAAGCCTAACGAGTTGGGATCAAGGAACCTGCACTGACTGTAGAGGTCCAAAGGTGACTTTGTAATCGGGGAGCCTGTCAGAATGCGCCTGTACTTAATGTACGGGTTTAACGCCATCAGGTTCTTGGTACGCTGGGCGTTGCGGTTTTTTATCGTGGTGCTTTCATCAACAACAGCCATGTTCTCGGGATTGGCTACCAGAAAACGTCCCGCGGCCCGCGTACCTCGGGGCGATGAAAACGCTTCGACGTTCATTACAAAAAGTTTTAATCCGTCAAACGGGTCATCAATAAACGTATCCAGTTCCTCGGAGTAGCGTTTGGAGGTGGCGGGCGTCCACCGCATAACTTTGCGCTTTATAGTGTCTGGCAAGTGCGCGGGTATTTCGCCCTGCACCCAGTTGTCGTAGACACCCTTGGGCGCTACAATCAGTGCCGCGTTTAGGTCACCTTCTATATATAGTACACCTATATTATCTATGGCGACTTTGGATTTACCAGTGCCCATTTCCATGAAGTACGCGTGGTACGTTTTGTACCAAGACTCTTCTAGTGCGTCACGCTGATGGTTGAAGGGCTGCGTCTTAAAATCGTAATCTATCTGTTCCAACATTTGTTCTCCTACGGGGTTGACTGCCTGATATCTTATATGTATATAGGTGTTTGTCAAGGCCGTAAAAAGGGTCTTTTAAACAGGAGTACTAGATGAACGATATTTTAGGCATGATGGAAGAGGACTTTGAGAAAACTCTCTCTTCTGTCGAAACGCTGGACAACGCAGGTTTAGACACTGTGGCTGGTCTAGCTAGAAAGATCAAGTATCAACAAGATAAAGTTGAACGGCTTGATCGGGAACTTAAAGACGAAAAGCAAGCACTACTAAAGCTGACAGACGAGGACCTACCCTCGACTATGGCTGACTTAGGGCTGTCTAAGTTCTCTTTGGATGACGGCAGTACAGTAGAAGTCAAGCCGACCTACGGTGCCAGCATCCTAGTCAAAGACCGTCCGGCAGCTTACGAATGGCTGCGCGAAAACGGGTTTGATGACATTATCAAGAACGTTATCTCCTGCCAGTTTGGCAGAGGTGAGGATGACCAAGCCAGTGCGTTCCACGCGTTTGCATCTCAGCAAGGTTATCCGGCAGACCAGAACGAAAGTATTCATGCGAGTACGCTTAAAGCGTTTGTTAAAGAGCGCATCGAAACGGGAGAAGACTTCCCGCACACACTATTCGGAGCCTACGTTGGGCAACGAGCCATTATTAGGGGAGCAAAATAATGGGTGCAGTTAAGAAGACAGAGAAAACAGAAATGGTCGAGTTTGACCAAAGTATGTTTGAAGCGGACGCCGGAGTTGGCGTATCGGATATGGGCCAAGACGATCTGGCGCTACCGTTCCTCAAGCTGATTAGCGGGCTCGACAGCCTGTTAGATGACCCTGACTTCGAGGGCAAGAAGGGTGATATCTACAATACCGTCTCCCAGACCGTCCACAAGGGCGCAGACGGCGTTAAGGTGATACCGTGCGTCTATCAGCGCAGGTTTATCCAGTGGGCACCCAGAGGCGTTGGTTCAGGCGCTCCTATCGCGGTGTTCGAACCGACAGACAAACTGCCCCCGTTTGAACGTGACCGTGAAACCAATAAAGACATGGTTATCGGTGGTGACGGGTCTTACTTGGAAGAAACGCACCAACACTTCGTAATTGTTCTTAACGAAGACGGCTCTGCGGAAACGGCGCTCATTGCAATGAAAAGCACGGGCCTCAAGAAAAGCCGTAAGTGGAACTCTATGATGAGTTCAATCACCATGAACGGCAAGAACGGTCCCTTCACACCGCCGCGGTTTAGCTCTGTATATTTGCTAAAGTCCGTTAGTGAAGAAAACAGCAAGGGCAAATGGCATAATTGGGATATGTCCCGCATTGGCCCCGTAGAAGACAAGGGCATCTACAACAGAGCCCGTGAGTTCCGTGCAAGTATCGCTTCAGGGGACGTGGTTGTGAAACACCAAAGTGAAGAGGCGTCAAAGCCTGACTTCAACCCAGACGAAGTACCGTTCTAGTTTCACAAGGGCCGTAGCTAACGCTGCGGCCCGCTTTCCCAAAGGAAGACCCCATGTCAGCAGATAAGTTTTCCGCCATCTTTGATGGTTTGAAACAGGCTTACGGCACGTACAAAGTTGAAAAAACTCAGTCCAACGGTAAAAATACTGGCAAGGCTAGTATTATTAAGGAACCGCGGACCTCGAAACTCTGGAAGGGTCACCTGTCCGGCAAAGGCACCTCTGTAGGCATCATCCCGATTAACGAGGATAATTGCTGCAAGTGGGGCTGCATTGACGTTGACCAGTACCCGCTAGACCACAAAGTACTTATAGAAAAAATACGGGCCCTGAAGCTGCCATTGGTTGTCTGTCGATCAAAGTCCGGCGGCGCACACTGCTTTCTGTTCTGTAAGGAATGGATCGAAGCAAAGGAAATGCAGAAGGTCCTGACACACCTGTCCGCGGCCCTCGGGTATGGCGGTAGTGAGATATTTCCCAAGCAAGTAAAACTACACTTGGACCGCGGAGACGTAGGTAACTTTCTAAACCTGCCTTACTACGACGCAGAGGACGGCCTGAGATACGGCATTCTGGATGACGGCACGTCAGCAACGCTTGAAGAGTTCTTCGGCTTGTACGAGGCGCATGTGCAAACGCCGGAGGAGATAGTCAAACTTCAAATGACTGACGCGCAGGTGAAAGGACCGCTTGCCGACGGACCGCCTTGCCTACAGCACCTTACTAAGGTTTTGATTAGCGAAGGCGGAAGAAACAACGGCCTGTACAACATAGGTATTTATCTACGCAAAGCGTTTCCCGATAGCTGGGAGACAGAGATACTGACATACAACACCCAGTTTTTAGACCCGCCATTGCCGCTGCCAGAAGTAAACGTCGTTGCAAAGCAAGTTGGCAAAAAGGACTACTCGTACAAATGTTCTGATGCGCCCATCAACGCGCACTGCAACAAAGAACTGTGCCAGACTATGAAGTATGGTATCGGTGCCGCGGCTCAGAACGCCGCTGTGGGTAACCTGCGTAAGTACAACTCAACACCGCCCGTGTGGTTTATGGACGTGAACAGTGAACCTGTCGAACTGGATACTGACGGCCTAATGAACCAGAGCATGTTTCAAAAAGCCTGTATGGAGCAAATCAACTTCATGCCACGCAGCGTTGCTAGATCACAGTGGGAAGCGCGGATCAGCACTATGATGCGTGAAATGACCGAAAACCAAAGCGCCATAATAGAAGTGTCCGTTGACGCCTCAGTGGGTGGTCAGTTCTACGACTTCCTAGAAGAGTTCTGTAGCCACATGCAACAGGCCAAAGACAGGGAAGAAATACTGCTTCGCCGTCCGTGGCCCGATGAGGAAGGGGGTTATACTTACTTTAGGCTCAAGGACTTTGAAGGGTTTTTAAAGAAGAACAAGTTCTTTGAATACAAGTCCCACAAGATTGCCCAACGTCTGCGCGAGGTGACCGGAGAAAGCTGCTTGCTTAAAATAAAAGGTCGAGTAGTGCGCCTATGGAAGGTGCCAGCATTTGAAAACGGTGATATAGAATTAAGTACACCACAGTTTCAAGCGCAGGAGAGTCCGTTTTGACTGACAACGTATTAAAAGAAATGCGGAACAAAGAAATTGTCCGTCTGATTGACGAACAGAAAGTGACCAAGACCGCTGTTGCAAAATGGTTTGGGATAACCAAGCAGCGGGTACATCAGATATACACTCGGGAGACAAACAATGTATCGGATATTCGGACCTCCGGGGACGGGGAAGACAACAACACTACTCAATAAGGTTGATGACGCCCTGCAAAGCGGGGTAGAGCCAACCAAGATTGCTTTCTTAGCCTTCACCAGAAAAGCCGCAGAAGAAGCTAAAGAACGCGCCGCTGCACGGTTTAAGTTGGACCCAAAAAAGGACCTGTACTTCTTTCGCACTATCCACAGTCTAGCATTGTCACTGTCGGACATAAGCCCCGAACAAGTAATGCAGCCGTCGGACTACCGCGAACTATCTGAGGGTATGGGCGTACATCTTGTAACCACCAAAAGCGTTAATTTTGACGACGATCTGCCAGACATGATGAAAGCGTCTGATCCAATTTTGGGTTTAATAAATCTGGCGCGTCTTAGAAAAGTGCCTCTGCGTAAACAATACGACATGAGCAACACACATCTTACATGGAATGAGATAAATTACGTCGATAGCTGCCTTGGGCGATACAAACAGGTCCGGCACAAATTTGACTTTACAGATATGCTGGAAAATTTTGTAACAGAAGGTTCCAACTTCTGTCCGAACTTTGAACTCTGCTTTGTGGACGAGGCGCAAGACCTCTCTCCAATGCAGTGGGATATTGCTCACCTGTTAGATGAACGCTCCAAACGAATGTATGTAGCTGGCGACGATGACCAAGCTATCTACCGCTGGGCCGGAGCCGACGTGGACGCATTTATAAACCTCGACGGCGGATCAGATACACTAAGCCAATCCTATCGCATTCCTTACAGCGTACACAAAGTGGCAGAAGGCATAGTCAAACGCATTCAACGGCGCGTCGTAAAGAACTACGAACCCCGACAAGAAATGGGCGAAGTCGGATACTACCGAGATATCATGGACATTGACCTGTCAGAAGGCTCTTGGCTCATAATGGCGCAAGCCGGATATATGCTAGAACCCGTGGCGCAGTACCTAAAGTCCTTCGGTTACCTGTTCGAATATCGCGGCTCACGGTCCATCTCCGCTAAGATCAGTGACGCGGTAAACGGGTGGGAGCAACTGCGTAAAGGCCAAAGCGTTACAGGGCAAACAGCGCGGAACATCTATGAGTACATGTCCGCTAAGGATTCTATCAACTCTTGCCAAAGAATAAAAAAAGGCTTCAAACGCATCAAAGGTCTGGAAGACGCCGAGATGGTTAACATGCAAGACCTAAATGTTAACCACGGGCTACTCGCAACAAAAGATATGCTTTGGCATGAAGCTATGGACCGCCTGCCAGAAAAAGACAGGGCATATATAATCGCTCTGCTTCGACGCGGAGAACGCTTTAACGGGACGCCCCGTATCATAGTGTCCACGATCCACGGCACCAAAGGCGGAGAGGCCGACAACGTTGTAGTGTTCTCGGACATTAGCGCAGCGGCTCAACAAGATATGACCGAAAGACCCGACGATATGCACCGCGTGTTCTACGTTGCCGTCACGCGGACCCGAGAGCGTTTGTTTATTATCGAAGGCGAAAACTTAAACCGGAGTTACGACATATGAACTGTTGGCACTGTGGAACAGAATTAATCTGGGGCGGCGATCACGATTGTGAAGATAATGAAGAGTTCATTATGGTCACCAACCTGTCGTGCCCAGAATGTCAAGCTCTGGTGCTGGTTTATTTGCCCGAAACAGAAAATGGGGGAGTTTCCCCCGATGGAAAGGTTTACGAATGAAAAAAGAAGAAATACTAAAAAAAAGTGCAGAGTTAGTGACAGGCAACCGTGCAAAAGACTACGGTGACGCGCTCGAAAACTTTGACCGTATCGCCACAGGGTGGAACGTAATTCTAAACGGGGCAGTAGCCTCGCATGGATACCTGACCGCGCAGCACGTTGCGCTTATGATGGATTGGGTTAAAACAGCAAGACTACTAAATACCCTAGACCATGAAGACTCATGGATCGACAAGTGCGGGTACAGCGCAATCGGCGGGTCTTTTTCGGGAGAAAAAAATGAGTAATCCATTAGATAAGGTACTACCAAAAGAACTACAGTACGACGGGGATTGGCCTTGGGTGAAGTTTAAAAAGACTCGAAAGTATCAGGACAACTCCATAGTTATAAGTAAAGATGTTGGGGGGCTAAGTTTGGTTGCAACATGGGTAAGAACAGATAGTTTTACAGAGGACAGAGACTAAAAGATGACACTTACCGTTAGTACACCGTCCATAACATCCGAATGGGTGCCACCGCACGAACTGCCAGACCTAACACACGCCAAAACAATCGCTATCGACGTGGAAACCAAAGACCCTAACCTTAAAAAGATGGGCCCCGGATGGGCTAGAGGTGACGGGGAAGTGGTGGGATACGCCGTGGCAACTACAGATTGGGCCGGATATATCCCCATCAGGCACCAAGGCGGCGGTAACCTAGACGAAAAACAAGTTAACAAGTGGCTCAAAAAGATATTCGACTGCCCCGCAGATAAAGTCATGCACAACGCTCAGTATGACCTCGGCTGGATCAAGCGCATGGGCTTTGATGTAAAGGGCCGTGTGATCGACACGATGGTTGTGGCGTCCCTGCTTGATGAAAACCGTAGAAGCTTCAGTCTCAACAACCTCTGCTACGAACTGTTAGGCATAGCCAAATCAGAAAAACTATTAAACGCCGCCGCGGTGGAGTTTGGGTTCGATGCAAAAGCAGAAATGTGGAAGATGCCCGCAATGTTTGTCGGGCCTTACGCACAGAACGATGCAGAGATTACACTCAAACTGTGGGACTACCTGTCTGTACAGATCAAACAGGAAAACCTTGAGGGCGTTACAGAACTCGAACTGGACCTCCTGCCCTGCCTTGTAGACATGACGTGGCGCGGTATTCGCGTCGATATGGACAAAGCAGAAATAACGCGGAACGCAATCCTAAAGCGTGAGAAAGAAGTCCACAAAGAAATAAAACGTATCTCCGGCTGCGACATAGAAATCTGGGCGGCGGCGTCCATTGCCAAAGCCTTCGATAAAATGGGCATAGAATACTTTAAAACAGAAAAAGGCTCTCCGTCCTTCACCAAGAAGTTCCTGTCAGAACATCCCGATAAGTTACCTAAACTGATCGTAGAAGCGCGGAACCTCAACAAAACGTCCGGCACGTTCATCAACAACATCCTGACCTTCTGTAACTCAGATGGACGTATACACAGTCACATAAACCAAATCAGATCAGACGACGGCGGTACTGTATCTGGGCGGTTCTCCATGAATAACCCCAACTTACAACAAATCCCCGCCCGCGACCCCGAGATAGGACCGATGATCCGGTCCCTGTTCCTGCCAGAAGAAGGCGAACAGTGGGCCGCTATCGACTACTCCCAACAAGAACCGCGCATCTTGGTTCACTACGCACACGTATTTGGTAAAAGCCAAAACAGAGTGCTAGGGGGCGTCACAGAGTTTATACAAAGCTACAATGACGATCCGCGGACCGACTTCCATACGATGGTGGCAGAAATGGCGGGCATCCCGCGTAAACAAGCGAAGACCGTGAACCTTGGTATTATGTACGGCATGGGCGTGGGTAAGCTGGCGATTGAGCTTGATCTGCCCGAGGAACAGGCCAGAAGCCTAATCAACCAGTACCATGAGCGGGTGCCGTTTGTAAAAGAACTGATGAAGGGCGTACAAAGTCACCTTAGTCAGAAAGGAAGCCGAGGCCATGTACGGTCCCTACTAGGCCGGAAGTGTCGGTTTGAGTTGTGGGAACCAAAGCAGTTTGGAATGTTCAAGGCACTACCGTTCGAACAAGCGGTGTTAGAACACGGCAAGCACACTCCGCTGGTCAGAGCGTACACCTACAAAGCACTCAACAGGCTGATCCAAGCGTCCGCCGCGGACATGACCAAAAAAGCTATGGTCGATCTGTACCGAGAAGGCTATCTGCCCATGCTGCAAATACACGATGAACTGGCTATGTCAGTAAAGTCCCGAGAAGAGGCCGAAAAGGTTGCACTAATCATGCAAAATGCTGTACCCTTGGAGTTGCCAAGCCTTTGTGACGTTGAGTTGGGTCCGTCATGGGGTGAAGCAGTATAGTCTGCTCTTCAACTCCCCCGCTTTGGTTCAGCAAGGCGGGGGTTTTTTGTTGTGTATCAAGTGTTTATCCTATATAGTCCCAGAAACTCGCACAAAGGCGCATAAGATGGATACTACAAAATGGAAATCAGTCCTCGTTCCGGTCGAAGTTTACCGCGAACTGAAGATTTTATCGGCTATCGAAGGCCGCACAATCAGCGGACAGCTACGCTTTATGTTTGACCAATACAGCAAACTGAAGTCCGTCCGAAATAAGCTCAAGCAACACTACGAAGAAGCTTGACCACTCCCATATTATCGCGTATGTAATATGTATCTCCTCATGAGATATCCAATATGTTTGTTCTCCAATAAACATGGAACCCTCACCGAAATACCCGCGGTGAGGGTTTTTTCTTGTCCAATTAATCACGCTAACGACGTTAGCGTGACGGATTTAAATCAACATTTATTATTTGTACTTGACTATCTCGTATAGTTGGTTTATCTTAGCTTTACTCAACCAAAGGAGAACAAACATGCTTGAGTCACGCTTTCTTGATAAAGCAGCCGCAACAGAACTGCTTAGTAATAACTGGCATAAAAACCGTAAAATCCACAGAGGTGTTAAAGATCAACACGTTAAGGACCTCGCAGCGAAGATTACACAAGGCCGTTGGGTTGTGGACGCAATGGAAACGCCTATTCTAATTGATACAGACGGTATTTTATATAATGGTCAAAATAGATGTATGGCTGTAATTCTCGCTGACCAAGGTGTATTGGTGCAGTGCCGTATAGAGACGCCGGAAGAGTGCCAAAGACTGTACGCGTCTCTGGACCTCGGCAAAGCCCGATCAATCGCAGACATCACAGGCTTAAATCAAAGCAACATAGTGCAGCCCATACTCTACCTCATGCGCTGCGCGGGCCTTGAGGGGCGTCTCAAAGACGAAGCCGCCGTATCGCGGATCGCAAATACTTACATGGGAGATATCCTGCGCCACTTCGATCAGAACACCCGCTGGGTAAAAAACAATCGGTGCTTTAATTCTGTTCAATTTAAGGCCGCAATGGCGTACTGTGTTCACAGGCGGGTATTGCCCGATTACGAAGCTATCTCGGTGCTTGAAATGTTGCAGAATAACAAAGACTACCACTGGCCTTCCATGTATTTAAATTATCGCGAACAAATCATGTTTCCAAACGGTAAGCTAAATACTAGCGGTAAAACCGTAGCCAACGATAAGTTCTGCCGAGGCGTTTATCTGATCGAACGCCGCATGAAACATCAGAGCAAAATTCAAATATCCAGCGGCTTTCTGGATGACCTTGCTTCAAACGTTCGCCGCGTGATCCGAGTGGCTGCTGCCGAATGAGTTATAAGATAGAAAAAAACGTCCCCCTTCCCGCGTCACAGCGGAAAGGGAAGTTCGCCATCCTAGAGGATTTGGAAGTTGGCGACAGCTTCCACGTTGCAGATGTTACCGCGCCAGCGGGTATCTATTCAAAAGCAGAAAGCCTCGGGATCAAAGTAACCGTGAGAAGCATCCTACATCATGGCGGCGGCTTCAGAGTTTGGAGAATTGAATGAGCGATAAAGCTTGGCATATTAGCTACCTGTCCGCTATCATCGGACCGTGCGCCGCAACAACCGATGACGGTTGTATGGCGTGGGAAGACGCAGAAAAAAGTGACTTTGTTATGCGCCTACTTGACAGGGATAATGACGCCAAAAACCTCCTACTCGTTATTCAACCAGAAATGAATGAGTTGGCGATTTACACCCTGACCGGATACTGCGTGGCAAACGATCTGCCGTACATGATTAAAGATTGGGATACCCTGTCCGCAGAAGGGCAAAAAGAATCCCAGAAAACTAGACACTGATGACAAAGTGGGAGTTTAACATGATCCACCGCGACGAGTACGAACGCGTCTGCGAAGAAAACAGAAAATTGCGGGACTTGGTTAAAGCCAAGTCCCCAATGGCTATGATGCAAATGCTTAAACGGTTTCTGGGAGGGAACTATGACCGTACTGGAACAGTGGAAGACCCTAGCGAAAATAGAAAACGCCAAGATGCTGGAACCCTACGAGGGCCGACCCCCTAACTACGGTATCGTCAAGCATAAGATCAAAGGCGGCGGACCGCGGCTCTCGGAAATTAACCGCTCACTCGCCGCACAAAAACTTCTGGAATTGTCCAAAAAAGGTTATACTCTGGAAGAAGCCGCCGTTGAAACAAACTCCCCAATAGAGAAAGTTCTAGGCCGCGCCAGACGCTATCAAATCACGTTTAAAGGGCAGGAGGAGATTTTATGAGTAATCACCTATCAGAAGTGGCAGAGGGCATCATACAGGCTTGCCCAACGCATCTTAACCCAGATGAAATGTCTACCCTGATTGCGTACATGATCTGGTCATACGGTATGCAGGGCGATTGGGACGATATGCTGCCCAAAATCGTGCGCTGCATAAATCTGGATGACGGTCACGCCCGTATCGTCAGAGTGGCTAACAGAGACGCTATCAAGTTTCTGGATAAAGTAAGAGAGGATGTTAGCAATGCCCGACGCAGTTAAACTGTTCTCCGAAATAGATCAGCAGTTCTTAGAACTGGAACAACAGTTCGAAATAATCAAAAAACAGCGGGAAGAAATAGAACTATGCAAGAAGAAGACATCAAACGCATCCAAAGAGACCTCAACCCCGCACAACACGCCGAATTAAAATTCCTTCGACAAGAAGTCGATAGATGCCAAGATGCGCGGTTCGTAAAAGAACCCCTGCCCAACGCCAACCAAAACTACTGGACCGCCGCAGAAGAACTGGACAGATACGTCAGGAGCCTCCGTAATGATGGATACTGGATTTAAAACCATAATCGAAGTGATGAAACAAGGATCGTGGCTCACGGACCTCGAAGTGGCAGAGCGGGCCAAAATGAAACTAGATGCCGCGCTCTACTACCTTAGACGATTAAGACGCTTGGGTCTGGTGATAAGCGAATGGGTTCACGGACAACGGGTCTGGGGTGTGACACTTTGTCGCACTTGACTTTCTTCTATACTTGTGGTATTCTTACTTCGTAAGAGTAACTTACAACGCTTTTTGACAATAGGCCGGATTAAAGCCCGCCTTATATATGGAGAACAAAATGTCAGAAAAAAGAGTATGGATAGAACTCGACAAAGCAGAAAACTTGGAAGACGCGAAAGAATACTGCGAACTCGCAAACAAAATGTTGGCAAAACTAGGCGTCGATAAAAACTACAACTTCTGGGCAACAGATAAACAAAAATATACTCACACCTTCTATAACTTTTCCGAAGGACACTCCTTCACTGAATTAGACGATAGAGGAAAATGGTTTAACCTTGAGTATTGCAGCAACGGAGAACAGACATGACACTTCGTAGTAAACAATATGACCGCAACAAAATAAAAACGGTGAAGCTAACCGAGGCTGAGATTAGAACGGTTAGCGATGCTCTTGATAATTATGAGGCGGACCTCCAGCACGCGGATACCGGATGGGAATACAGCGGCCTTTCAAAAGCCGAAATCAAACGCTTCTATGTAGTGCGGGAAAAGTTGGTCGGTACACCAAAAGGAGACGACGAATGAAGACACGCCAATGGAAGCTGTTGAACGTGTGGGATGGCGGTTACGGGTACGTGACCTACAATCTGTGCCGCCACGACTTCCACGATGTGACGCTCACGATGAATGTCGAAACGGGTGGCTGGTACTCAGTCACCAGCATATCACCCGTTGCGTGTTGGACTGACGCACCTTTCGGGGAGCCGAAGGAACTCTCTGACACAATCACAAACAAGCTAAGAAATATAATGGAGGCGTTAAAATAAAACTTAAACCCAAACACATCGAAGACGCTCTGCTCCAAGCGGAGCGTCAACTCGACGATTGCTGGTTCGAAGATCGCGGATCACGGGCCATCCAAAAAGCAACAGAAACACTGAACAGCATTAAAGCAGCTATAGCCGTGGGAGAAGAATATGAACCAGACTTCTAAAGCCCGAATAAAAATCACA